GAACTCGATAGCAGTCGCTGCTGAGGCCGACAGGTTCCAGCCCAGGAGGCGTATCCTGCTCCCTGACTGCGGTGTCCAGACGGTCTCCTCAGTGCCTGCCGTGATAGCGTTGGCGTCTATCATCTTGAAGGTGCTGGCCCTATAGGCCGCCTTTCTGTCTGTCGGCATTAGAAAGGCTCCGTTACAGAGTAGGCCAGGTCTTGACGGCCAGAGCCACGGACGTAGATCAGGACACAGGTCACATCACTGGCATCATCAGAGATCAGCTTGGCTGTCTTGTTGAAGGTGTGAGGGATGCGTCCAGGGTGGCCCAGGGTTATCGGACGGCCTAGAGAGGAGGTGGGGTCTTCGCTGGGTGCCCAGTGGAGGCTGTCACCAGAGGGGCAGACCACGATGACATCACCAGCGTTCTGGGGGATGGTGGCACCTGCGTCCACCAGGTTCTCTGCGCTAGACCCTAAAGCTAGGGACTCAGCGTGGATGATCTCGTCTTTGGAAGGAATTACTTCGGCCATTTAGGCACCTCATGTAATTGTCCAACCCTTACCCCAGCCTGCTTGACGGAACCGCTCAGTCTCTTCACTGATGTACTTACGCTGCTCGTCAGGGTCAGAGTGAGAGGGGACATTGATTGTCGGGATGTTGTGGGACTCTAGCCAGTCCTGGATAGAACCTGGGTGGTCTTCATTGGGCCAGTCTCTAGCGGCAAAGATAGACCGGGCCATCTTAGCGATGTGCCGTATGTCGCCACCTTTTCTTGCTGCCGCCAGGATGCCCTCTAGTTCATGGTCTTCAGATACAGCCTCAACGACCTCACCATTAGCCCATTCTTTATGGGCCTTGGATCGATTGTGCATGGTCATCTGGGCTGAACTAAGGTTGGTCTTACCGCACGGGCAGTCAGTACGAGTCACCACGATATTTCTCCTTCGTCACTACAGCTGAATAGAGCCATCTAAACCACCACGGTGGCTTCTTCATGAAACCACTTTGGTGCTTGAGGATGGCATCCAGGTTTACTTGAAAGAAGGGTGAACTACTCTCTTGCACCGGGCGCGGCGTAGGAGGTGGCTCAGGCTGGGGAACCAGTTGACTCGTAATGTTATGCAGCTTTAGCAACTTATCGCGAGTCAACCAGAAATCAGCCAGAGGTGGACGAGAAGCGTCGGCTCCTTCCTCACGGACACTGAAGCCTAGTTGCCCATTCACCAAATCCACATGGACACAGGTCTTACCACCTAAGTCCGTGCGAAGGTACTTCGTACCATTCAAACCTAGACCACCAAGCAGCCCAGGTTCATGCCTAGAATCTGTTGTTCACCACCACCGACGCCATCTGGATCGATCAGGATGGAGAAGTTACGGCCTGGCCCCTGAAGTCCTGAGTCAAGCGCAGCGGAGACATCAAAGGTCACCAGCAGGTTATCAGCAGGAGTTGTCTCAGAGGTGCTGGCAGTGATTGCCGTGCCTGTGTCCTGGGCATTGGATGCATTGTCGTAGCCAGCTGCAACGCTGAAGTCGTAGTCAACAGCGGAACCCGCTGAGTTGTTGGTTACGATACGCGCCATCTCCAGTTCGACAAAGTTGTCGGGGAAACGGCCTACGATGTAGGCGGTCTCAGAAGCACCGTCCAGACCAGGGCCAGGCCATCCATCCGTCACCACACCAAGACCAGGTTCGCCGGAGGTGTCATAGGCACTCACCGGGAAGAACTGGTTCTGGTAGCCTGGCATACGGATGTCTACCCTGACTGAGGAGGTGGATAGAGAGAACCCAACAGCCTGCTTTATTGCAGCGTTGGTCGTTGGGATGGTAGCGGTGATCGCGCCTGCGGTCTCTGACAGGTACATAGCTGCACCCTGGGTGTAGGGGGCATCGATGTCAACTATGACACCACCAGTACAGAGTACGCCTACGTCACCGGAAGCGTAGGAGTTAACCGCCATCGCCTCGCCAAAGGTCGTGTGGGCAGAAGCGTCTGCGAGTTCCCAGTCGGTGCCGTCGAAGTAAACCATGTCCCCGGCGGTTACGTCTGTGGAACCAATGGTCGCAGCAAACACATTCTGTGCGTGTTTCACATATGGATCAGCCATTGTTGATACCTCATCATCAGATTACGGAACTATGCTCAACGAGGTTATGTTGTCGTTAGGCAGCGGAGTCGATACCAGCCAGCCCTGCACAGGACTTAGCGGAGTAGACGACTGCATTCAGGTAGACAGCCATCCGGTAGACATCTTCGTTCTTGTCGAACTTGGTGCCCAGCCGTTGGATGTCGGGATCGAGAACCGTGCCGTTGTGGATGACCGTCCATCCCTGCTTCTCCTGGCCTGTCTTGACGCCATAGATGGTAGTAGCAGTGGAGGAAGCCCAGCCCCCGGCGTTCTCATATTGTTCGGAGTTCGTGATGTAGTCGTTGATGACCACGGGTATGCCATTGTAGAGGACATACTGGTGACCAAACATGTCGGCTGAAGTCAGAACGACACCAGAGCCAGTGGCCCTGGCAAGAGAGGTCAGCTTCCGACGCATGGTCTTGTTCATCATCAAGAAGTCGGGCTTACCGTTCTCCACCAGGTCGATCATGGCGTCCAGGCGGTCAAGGGTAAGTTCGGTCTCTGCCCCGGCGATGGTGGAAGGCTGTGAGCCATCATCCATCATGAGGAGGCGAGAGTCACTGATAAGGAGGGAGGTTAGGCCCTCTGGCTCAGTGGAGGTGCTGCCGGAGTTGCCGGTGATCAGGAGGTCTTCCAGCTTTCGGACGATGGACTTCGCCATCTTGGAAAGGAGGACGGCTTCCTGGGACTGCACATTGTCGGCAGTCTGCATGGCAAAACGGTCAAGAGGGTGCTGCACGCCCACGGTGGTGAGGGAGACGGTCTTCTTCGTGTAGGTCGGTTCGGTGTCAGACCAGACATCTCCTACCTGGTGAGTGGCAGCGGCTCCCAGCGTGCTTTCCCGGTTGTAAACCAGGGAGTTGCCGCTGAAGCTGCTGAACTGGAGGAAGGGGGCCAACTCGGATGCGGTGATGATATTGTCAAACACACCAGCCGTGACATCGTCGTTAGCCAACTTCTGATATTCACTGAGTGTTGGCATCTCATAGTCCTTATAGGTTACGTTTTCGCAGCCCCCGTTCTATGAGGGCTGAACCACGGAGTTCTTCATTCCCGCCTGCGATAGCCGCTCCCGTGTCGAGATCGGCTACGCCTGCTTTCTCCAGGGCTTTCTTCCCAGCGTTCTTAGCTTCATCAGAGAGTTTCTGACGCTCGGCTGTGGCCCTGCGGCGTTCTTCCTGGACTACCATCTTGGCGGCTTCTATCTGGACATCGTAGATGCCCTCGTTGTCGCCGGTCTTGGCTCTTTCCCAGGCTGCTGCCCAATCGCTCTGGATTTTGATGGCATCGTCTTCACTGATGAAGAGATTGCCATCCGTGTCCTGAACGGTGGAAAGGAGGCGGTTCATCTCTTTGTCGTAACGCGAGTTGTAATCCCGCGTTGCTTGTCCTTGAGCCAACTCCTGGTTTACCGCCGATATTTGATCTTGCACTTCGTAGGTGTCTCCTTTCTGGGCAGCCTCCATATAGAGACTGAACACCTTACGCATTGCCGTCAACTCATCACGGAAGCCAGCGAATTCCGCATCCCTGTCCGTATCCCTACGGCGTTGGCCGTCCTTGGAGCGCAGGTCGTTCTCCATCTTCTTGACCTGGGCCTCCAATATGGCCGCCTTCTCCCTGTAGTCTACTTCTTCTTCAGGGGTCTCTTCGGTAGCCTCTTCAGCCTCTTCGGGGACAGGCTGTTCCTCTACCTGGGGTTCCTCTTGCGGGGTCGTTACCATGCGATGCTCCTTGTAATGGAGGGATCACTGTGGAAAAGTGTAAAGCTTGTCATCATGTAGTGTCAATTTACTGGGTCATCCCTAAAGCTTGAGAAATCGCCATCATGCTCTCCTGCTGTCTCCAACCAGCCATAGTAGCAGGTCTTACATTATATTGACGGACATAAGCTACATCGATACGAAAGTCTTCTTCTCTTTCGCCCCGCCTCATATTACTTATACCCGTATCTATCCGGCCAATGGCAGAGTTAGCCTCACGGAACTCCCTGGCAGCGGCTGGATCAAGCCTCTTGTATCTCTCCCACAAGGTACGCTCATAAGAACTAAACATGCCTAACACCTTCTCATCGACCTCCCACATGGGCTTCAAGGTCTCCATATCCGTGTGGTACTGGTTCAAGGCAGAGTCCACCATGGCATTCCCGGTGGGCATCCTGACTGTGATGTCAGATTCCTCCAGTCCGATGGCTCTGGCGTCAGCAAGTATCTCGGCACGATCAGCATCCCGTTGGTCATAGTTCAATGCGCCTGTATGCGGGTTTTCCAGTTTCAATTCTATATTCCAGTAGCGGTTACGAAGAATATCTATGGCGTTCTTAGGGTCATTCTTCTCTAGTTCCTGCTTGATCTCACCATAAAATACAGTCTGCCCTGCTATGTACATGGCCATCTTGTAGTCCTGGATGGCAGACTTCAGCAATTGCCCGTTCATCCCCGCACCGATCTTCGTGGCGAGTTCGTTGACATGTTCCGTCTTCGCTGACTTATAGCTGTCCATAGCAGCAACTACCCTGGACTGTAGGTCGGGTAGTCGGCTAGGCAGTTCCTCCCCCATCGCGACTATACGGGGGTCACTAGCAGCTTCATTCCTGATCTCAGCAGGGAGGTGATCATACAGGTAGTCCTGACCGCTGAGTCTGTCGTATGGAGTCATGTTCATGCTGTCCATGACCCGTTTGTACTTGGCAGGGTCATCCTTGGACAGGTTGGTCATGATCTCATCAGCGATGGTCTGCTTCATATCGGACATGTTTTCCAGGGAAGACTTGGCACCTAAGAACTCCAGGGCGACACCAGCCCCCGATTCAGCTGTGCCTTTCCAGTCATGATCCATGGCACGCTGGACACCTTGCAGGACGCTCTGCGATCCTTCTTCCATAGCGAATGGGGTGAAGTTAGATAGCATCCGTTTTCCTACGCTCTTGGGGTCATTCCACTTGACTTCATGACCTTCGTAATCAGACCCTGAGAGGAAGTCCCACATGTTGGTGACCACACCAGCAGACATGCCACGGACAGCGTAGAGGTCTGCGGTTCCAGCAGCTACGAGCAGACGGGCCAGGGAGTCGTATGGGCCTAGGAGGGTGATATCCCTGCCAAAGGCGTTTATACGGTTGAAGTTCGGGTTCCACCTACCATTGACTATAGGCCGCAGGTCGGTGTCCTTACCCTGCATCTTGTTGATGCTGTAGGTCATGGCTATCGAGCCGATCACCAGACGGAGCATGGTGCGTCGGGCCATCCTCTGGTCTATCTTGGCCCCCCAGCGTAGTCCCTTGCCTACGCTGGGCACAGGAATCATACCCATGGCCGATTTGAAGACAGTCTCCAGGCGGGAGGCAAAGTAGCGTGGAGCCAGAAGAACCATATCACCTAGATTCCCTGCAACACGGTGCCTGCTCCAGCCAGTCATGTTGTTCGATATCTCTGCTATCCTGGCCATATCCCCAGAGTCGATGAGGTTCTGTAGGCTCCTGCCCTTGGACAGTTCCTCTGCCAGCATATCGTCTGCAAAATGGAGGCGTTTGGCGTCTCCGAAGTAGCCAAATGCCCGGTTGGCACCTTTGACGAATGATCCTACTTTGGGTATGTTCTCTACCCCCTTGAACATACCGCGACCCAGAGCGA